GGGTCACCGAAAGGCGGCGAAACAAAGTTTCGTAGCATCCGGGACCAGCCATCGAGTCTACTCTTAACCCTTCTAGGAGAAAGGCCTGGAAGCAGGAACTCGATTCGCTGGTAATTCTGATTGCGACGCCAACGGAACAGTCCGGTGTTTAACCGGATTGCCTCCGAAGGTGAAGCAACGACTCGACATGGGAAGCCGCTGGTAGAGGTGCCATATGGTAATAAACCATACACACGTTCCAGGTTCTCCCACAGAAAGTCGCTAGCAAGCTTGTATGCTCCCTTGAACCCATTGTGGGACGGGGAGTCTTTCAAGTGGTTCGCAAGAGCCACATAGCTCGCTAGAGCAGACCCATCACTTATCTTATTCGACCACCGGGTATGTAACCTGATTGGTGTGACATCGACGCCGTTGAAAGCGTCCATGCCACAACTCTCACGAAACTTTCCGGTTATGCAGGATTTGTCGATGTTGACCCGAAGGCCAACAGCTTCTAGAGCCTGCACGCTAAGCGGGACCCAATCTGTAGGAACGACTATGTCGTCCCCATAGACAAAGACCTGCTTTCCCACTCTTCGTAGTGGCAATTTCTTACCGCGGATCACTGCGGAAACAATGATCACCCAAAAGGTGTACGCCTCTACGGGAAAGCACAAAGCTGACCCCATAGGCGCAAACTTATTCAAGGTGATCACTCTCCCATCGGGGAGCTTTGTTTCCGTCGTACGGCAAGCCTCTAAAGCTCGACTAAGTCCAGGAATGTTGTGAAACACTCTTGTAACCAAATCGAGAGAGACTCGGTCGGACGCATCACGGAGGTCAAGGGTGGCATAACGGCCGCTAGCAGAGCTAGCGAGCGCCAAACCACGATTAACTTCCTGACGTGTGAAGTTGACAACGCCTCTCGTAAGCGACGAATCGCGTTCGAGATGCGCTGACATTTTCCGCCCAAGCCCTTGTTGGATCCACTGGTATTCCAGTGGTTCACAAGAGATAAGGCGCGGACCCCGTGAATCCTTCGGGACCAGTACAACTTTTGCCGTTCCGCTTTCAAGGCGGCGTAGCTGAGTGTACCAGTCCTTCCGGTCAGCGAGTTCGCGAGCCCCACCTGCGACGTAATAGTCGTAGTAAGGGTAGACCTGGTGTATGGCGTTGTAGAGACGGGAGAACTCCCATTTCTCTTCCAACCTTTCACCAGTTGCCACTGCTCCCGGACCATGTCGCGGAAGAATGTCTTTATGGTCGAAACCATCAAAGACCTCCTGAGTTATAGTCTTGGCCAATTCCAACAATTGGGTGGCCAGAGGACTGTACTCCAAGCGTGAGAGTTCCTGATCTGTCTCGACAAAGCGGTCTATTACGACACGCTCGTCGGAGGGAGAGTAGGGAAGCTCAAGCTTGTACGCGAAGTAGCAGATTTGCCGAATGTGACGAATCGCATCGGTGTCTGCACTGTCCAAGAGAAAACCGTACTCGTCGAACACCAGGCTGAAGTACGCCCCGAGGAATCGAGGTCTACTCTGGTTCCGTGAGAATTCACGTGGAACCATGAGCCTGTCACTCGCCAAAGCTTGATCAAGTGCGCGTCCGAGTTTCGGAAGCGTCTTGGTCAGGAAGGCAAGTCCCTCTTTCGCGACACGAGACTTCACAGTCTTTATGTCGCGTTCAAGGGATTTGTGCACTGACAAATCGGTTTCGAGCGGATCGCTCCGAATAAGGAGTGCATGTAGGCGGAGGTAGAATACCTCCTCTTGGCTTTTCAGTGTTCCAGTGATGGTGACACTCCAAGGCCAAGCTTGCATCGCACACCAACTAGGCGATCAGAGGTGTAAGTATGTTGATAACGTTAGGACCCTGGACCTGGGCAAGTTACCCAGACCTAGGATTCTCCACGCATCAACGCCTCGAGGTTTGCGTGAACGGAATAACCGGTCAACGCAGAATCGGACAGAAAGTCTAGGAGGCTGGAAACAGCATCGTAGACCAATGCGCTTGTTACAGCGACATCACGCGGGACAGTCAACGTGAAGTTGACGGTCAGCGTGGTTGTCCCGACAGCCGTGGGAATCGTCTTGTTCAATTGAACAAGATGACGATCGACAACGTTGGGTGGTGTGCCGCTAGTCGAGTGTTTTATCACAAGAGTAGACGGCAACGCCATCGTAGACGCAATGTCGAGCCGACGAGAACCGTTTTGGTCCGTCG